TTGACGTTGCACCCTCAAGAATACCTCCGACAAAGCCTCCGATAAACTGACCAATTGCAGTACCCAAGGACTGAAGAAGATCTCCGCCGCTGTTGATAAACTCAGATACACCAGTGGCTTGCTGCAAAGCGCCTAAAGCCGCGATAATTGCTCCGACCTCTATTGCAAAAGCTGCCACACCGGCTGCACCAGCCATAGCACCAGGAATCATTCCCTTGATAAGGTTGAAAGCAACAATAAGACCAGAAAGGCCTGCCAGTACAGCAACACCAGTCTCGATTGCCTGACCGGATTCGGTCCATCCGGAAAGAGCTTTCTGAATCTCAGTAATGATTCCGCCAACTAATCCGCTGATCGCAGGGATAAGCTCTCCAAGTCGAGAAGTAACCGTATTGAGCATCTGAATCAAGAAATCAATTAAGAAATCGGCCATCTGAGGAAGATACTCAAGGGAAGACTCCATCGTAGCCATCAGGACTTTGAACAACGAATCTGCTAATTCTGGTGCAATTTCAGTAAGAACTCCAAGCGCGCCAAGAAGAATCGTCTTGAATGATTCCATGAGGCTTGTGATTATCTCGGGTATCGCTTCAGCTATGCCAATAACAAGAGACTTCAGAGTCTCAACCATCATTTCGGCATTCTCTTTACCAACAGAACCTAACGCAGTAAGACCCGCAATAAGAACCGTTATACCAAGAGAAACCGCCATGCAAGAAAGACCCAAAGATATAATTGATGCAGAAAGCGATAAGATAGAAGGCAGCATGGGTCTTAGAAGTTTTGCAGCGACATACAGAGTCGTAAAAGTTCCGGCTAGAATAGCAAGGCCAGTCGCAGCCTTAGCAGGATCAAGACTCGACAAAGTCATAAGAGCACCAGCAAGACCGGTAAGCATAGATATAAGGCCAACGCCAAGAACGAAAGAACCAGCGCCAAGAACTGCAAACGAAGCACCTAATGTAATGAGCGATCCCGCAAATTTATAAATAGATGGGATGATCGGCTTTAAAATCTTTACCGCGAGGCCAACGATAGTCAATGTGCCTGCTAATGCAGTAAGACTTACCGCAACACCGACGACTCCGGCAGAAGAAATAAGTATGATGGCAGACGCTAAAACAACAAGAGCAGCAGAAAGCAGCGTAAGAGTAATAGCTGAAGCAGATTTTCCCTTTACGGCATCGAGTCCGATACTAAGAGATTTCATTGCTCCACCAAAAGCAATCATTGATGCAATTGCCTGCTCTATACTAAGTCCCGAGAGTTTCACTATTGCATCGGCAGCTTGATTCAGCGTGTTGGCAACAATTGGCATCGCTACAGAAATAGCTGCCATGTCACCAAGTTCTATTTTGTCAAGTTCCCGCACCATGTCCATAATAAGATCGAACACAACTTGCATAGAAACTATCGCTAATATGGTGCTCTTAAATTCCATACTACCTAGTTTTGTTAACGCATCGGCAGCCGTATTTAAGATGCCAACTAAACTCGGAATGCTCCAACCGAGCGCACCGATTTTTCCGAGGTCCATCTTAAGAAGCGGATCTAAGAAATGAGTAAGCGTTTGAAATACTGCTCCCATTCCAATAATTGAAGATATCATTCGATCTGGACTAATCTCTGCCATTTTAGCTAATGCTGGAACGAATGCATTCAGGGCTACGGAAATCGCAAGGATTCCTATAGATGCAGACAACATCGTTGTTGCCGTCGGAAGCAGCCTAGTAAATATGGCAAGTTCGGCCAATGATGCACCGACTCCGATTAAGCCCTGTGCAATTGTGGGAAGTGGCATTACTCCGAACTTTTCAACTGCCGACTGAAGAATCATTAACGAACCAGAAATTAGAACAACAGAAGCAGCCGCAGAAAACATGCCCGACGATTCAACTAGTCGCGAAAACGCAGCCATTTCAAGCATAAGAGCGCCGATAGCACCAATGCCTTTGATAAGCACATCGGAACTCAAATATCCCAAATCATCGACAGCAGTCGCAAGAAGTCGAATAGCCGCCGCCATAAGAATAAGCTGAATTGCTCCCTTGGCTATATCGTCGCCGTGACTTAATGCTTTAGAAAGAGCCAGCATTACGGTAGCTAAGCCAGCAATGCCTAAAACTCCATTTTGAATTTGATCCGGATTGAGATCCGAAATCTTCTTCAATGCTCCGGCTAAAATCGAAATTGCAGCTGCCATAGCGATCATGGTACCGATTCCGGTAAGCTGTTCCATGTTTGTGTTAAGTTTTGTGAACAGAGTCATCGAACCAATGAGCTCCGCAAACAGAACAGTAAGAGCACCAAGAGAATCGGTAAGTCTTTCAGGATCGATAGAAGCAAGTACGGTAATTGACGCAACAAGAATTGCAACAGCGGCAGCAATCTTAAGAAGAATGTCGGTCTTGATGTTTGTCTGCCAGGTCTCAAGAGAGCCTCGAACAGTATCGAGAGTTCCTGTGACACTCTCGCTCACACTACCGAACGTATCTTTGATCATATCTAAAAGACCAGAGGAAGAATCCTCCATAGTTCCAGTTAAATGATCAAACCAGTTTTTGGCCGAAACGATCAAACCAGAAAGCATCGTCGAATTAAATACATCTATCAAAGATCCAAAATCAGCCGTTCCGAGAACATCGCCTATTCCTGAAGTTATATTGGACAAAGCATTAACAATTGCTCCACCCAAACTACTAAGAAAATTAATTACACCACTGAACATACTTGTAAATTTAGTAAGTCCAGCCGAAGAGAACTCAGTTATCGCACTAAACGCTTTACCGAGAGCTTCTCCAACAACGTTTAACACCGTTCCAAACGCATTGGTCTGCGTTATTGCATTAGAAATGTTTGTTAGGAAGCCGCCCAATGAAGCACCGAATTTGAGAAGGTTATCGAATCCTCCTGCTGCGCCCTTCACAAAAGAAAATATCCCGCTCATGACGCTGCTGAGAATTGTTCCGACCGTCTTTACGACGGAAAACACTCCCTTAAAAGTCTCCTTGAGATTATTTGCAGCAGTTTCGTCTAAGATCAGACCAGCAGTGAATTCCTTAAATTGATTCGTGAGATTAACTAACGTTTCGACGGTCATGGGAGGAAATATCTCGCTAAAGGCCTCTTTAATCGGAGTTATAACACTCAATAAAGCGTTAAAAGCATTAGTTAAACCCTCAATAAGAGCAGCTCGTCCGCCAGAATCTTTCCATCCTTGCAAGAGACTGTTTCGAGCATCCGCGGATTGCTGTACAGCGGCTCCGATTACGTTGTTTATGTTGGTAAATAGCTCTGTTGCTTCGTCAAAGTCACCAAATAAGATTTCCCAAGTATTGGTCCATCCAGAACCAATGGCTTCCATGGTCGTATCGATAAGCTGGGTAAAGGTTCTAACCTTTGTTGCCGCTTCCTCAGCATCTTGCGCTAGCGCCATGATTTCGTCAGCTTGCGCTTCTGTATAGCCCTGGGCCAGGAGCTCTTCTCGAGAATATGCACCAGAAATCTGCTTTAATGTCTCGGTAAGAACCTCGGTTGTAAGCCATTGACCTTTCGTAAGCGACTCTCGGAACGTTCCATATGTTTCGATAGCCTTATTCGCGCCAGTTCCCAATAATTCGGAAGTTCGAATAAGAGCGTCTTGGAACACCTTACCGCCCATACCAGCATTAACAACCGAGTTCCAGTCCATAAGGGAAACTTTACCTGCCGCCAACGCCTGCGACAACTGATACATCGCGGTAGATGCTTGCTGAGAAGAAGAACCAGAAACAGCTGCAAGGTTTGCAATACCCTTAATAGCAGCAGTTGATTGTTCCAGACCAACACCAGCGGCAGTAAACGTACCGATGTTTTTGGTCATCTCGGTAAAGTTATAAATCGTTTTATCAGCGTAATCGTTAAGCTCGTCAAGAGCGCCGTTTACTTGCTCTAAATTCGTTCCTTCCCAACGGGTATTTGAAAGAATCGTTTGAATGGAACGCATCTGAGTTTCATACTCTTGAAAACCGCTCGTAATGGGCTGAATAGCAAACTGGTTAACCATATTACGCCCGGCATTAACAACCGAATTGGTAATATTGGCTAAAGCGGTAGTCGCCACAACTTGAAGATTACTAAATTTGACGTGGATTGCGTCGATAGCGCTCCCCATTGGGTTGAAGTTAATCTTCTTAGACGCATTATCGATGCTCTTAAACCCGGAATCAGCATTCTTAAACCGAAGAGCTTGCTTGAGTTTATCGAGTGTAGACATGGAGGTTTTGACGTTGTTCTCAAAATTTTTATTGTCAAACTCCATAGAAACTATTCGTTCATCGACTTCTTTGCTCATAACCGAGTTACCTCCCTCCAAGCGGCGTCAGCAAGTTTGTCGAATATCGGTTGGATGGCTGGATTTATATAATCTCTTCCCTCAACCCAACCACCTGTCCCGGTACCATGTCCGTATTGGAGAATTATAGCAATATTAACTCCGTTATTAACATTCGAGTTACAGAAATTAATCTTAATGTTTCCATTTTGATTGTCAACAGTAAAATACCACGAAGAAGCCGTTCGTCCGCTATCAACCGGAGTAGCGGAAGAGAGAGCTGCAACTCCAGCGTTTCCATACTTTTCGGCTATTTCCACCTTTGATGCTTTCTGCAATTTTTTGAAATAATTAGTAGCTTTCGAAAAGTCTCCTTTGGATGTGAGCTTCAGCATCTCTCCTCCTTTCTATCCCTTAGAGTTGTACTTTTTACGACGAGCAGCATTGAGAGCGGAATTTCTTCTCGCAAGCTCTCGATTACTCATCGTCCTCTTTCCAGCCGGCTTGTTCTTAACACTGAAAACGTGTATAAGGGCAAGCAATTTACTCAAATGCCACTTCTCACATTCGATTGGTATTCCGCAAGTAAACATGTCGTAATAAAGAACTTCGGACGTAGTCGTCTCTGCGGTTTTACCTTCGATACGATCACGTGGTACATATGTGGCGGTTTTAGAAGAATCAACGTAATCGAGAATGTCTCGTAAATTCTCAGTGGTTAATCTATCATACACCGAATCGTCAACATCTCCTATAGTCATACATTTGATATAGTCGATAGTCTCATCTTCAGTGTGCTTCTTCCCTGTTAAAAATGCTTTGTGGTGCAGAGCTTCCCATTTCGAAATCGACAAAAGTGAATGCTCCATCTTCAAAGTTACGGGTTTCAAAGTGATAAACTCTTCATTCACTTCGTCATAAAGCTCCGTCTCTGGAACAGTCACGTATAGCATAAAAGCTACTTATCGTCAGAAACAATGCTCAGACGACTAGCAGCCGCGTCATTAGCCTTTCGAATATTCTCGGCCAGCTTATCGACATCCTTAGGAAGCACGCCCAGAGCAAACTTAGAGGCAAAATCGGTGTCGGTCATGAACTTAACGAAAAGCTCGTCATAGGCAGCGGAATTGACAAAATCGTCGACAGCCTCAGCACTCTTGACAAAACGCTTTCCATCATCAGACTTGACACCGTACGCCTTCTTAACCAGGTCGAGAAATGCATCCATAAGAGCGGCGGAATCCTTCGCATCGATCAGACGCTGAAGGAAATTAACGTAACCACCGGGAGTATGGATCTCCATCTGAACAAGCTCAGACCTGGAAATGTTAAAATAAAACGGCTCGGTAACCTCAACGCCGTCAAAATTGGTATAAGTGATCTCCTGCTTAAGCATAATGCGCTCCCTTCTAGTCCATTTTGAATTTTTGAGGGGCCAGCCGAACTGAATACCCCTCTTCTTAGTTAAAGATTACTCTTCGGCAGTAGCAAGAAGCGTCTTAACCTCATCGGGAAGAGGAAGACGAGCGGTGCCCTCCGAATCATCACCGTAAAGAGCAGTCTCAAGAGCCGAAAGACCAGTAGGCGTAGCCTTGGTCGAATCAACGGTGATGCACGCAGTCGGCTTAAAACCGGTCACGTTAACCGGAGTCGTGGTGATCTCCCACGAGAACGTAATGGCCTCGGGAGAATCAGACACCGTGGCATAACCCTTCTCAGAAGGAGCCGCACGGCAGCCATAGACGATGTGAAGCTTATAACCATGATCGTTGTTCTCGACATCGTTGCCAAGAATCGTACGATACGAGAAGCCGAACATCTTACGAGACTGCTGACCGATAACAGCACCGGTAGCGAGCTCGGCCGAACCGTCGCACTCCATGAACTCATCGGGGTACGTAAATGCCTCGATGGTGGCGCCAAACTCCTCAGCAGAGGTAAGATCAAGGTACTTGATGTTGTCAGCATACTGAGGGTTGGACTCAGCACCAGAAGGAGACTCAGTAACGGTAGTAAGGCCGTTCCAAGCCACACCGTCACCGTACTTATTCTGGTCGGTATCGTAAACGTAAAGAACGCCGTGATCAACACCGGTCTCGTAAGTACGCTCACCGGTCTGATCCCAAACGAGCTTAGCCATAGGGACCTCCCTAAATATAAATGGTAAAAACGTAATGGTTGAGATTGTCGGCGACATAAACTCGATCCAGGCTGCACGAAGGCAGTTCAGCAAGTTTTCCGACAAACTCGTTATCCGGATTCGGATCTATTAGAATTAGCTGATACTCCGGACTCTTAATATATGGAAGATTATCCCCGTGCAACGCCTGAATATCGTAAAGAGAATACCGTATACACGGATAGTTCATCTTTAAATTCTCAGGCGGTTGGAAATAAACATTACCGTTACCAATAATTTCCCTAAGGGTTTTATCCAAGTCAAGTCTAGTGCGCATTATACACGCCTCCTAAACTCAACTTGAGTCTAGGATACTCGACTTCGACATCGGTAATTTTCCATTTTGAATTCATGAAGGTTGCATAGCGCATCGCATGAAAATTCTCCATGGCATAAGGGTCGCAAAGTATGCTAATCTGATTTGTTATGGTAATGTCATCGTTGACCTTGTCGGATGTTTGAAGTTTCCGATTATTTCGGATGATCTCACCATAATACTTGCGAGGAACTATCTTTTCCGAGAATACACTCGGAGCCGTTTCGGTAGTTACTCCGAATCCTATCTCTCCATACCACCTAGCCATGGTGTTTTCCTAACTAAGCGGAAGCAACCGTAAAGGTGTTGCTGGCAGACGCAGTGGTAGTAACAGTAAGAGTACCGTCAGAATCCTTAAAGCTAGCCACACCGTAATAAGTGTCGGTAACAAAAACCCTAACGATACCCTTACGACAAGCGTTAAGAGCAAAATCGTGCTCAACCTCGACGGCATGCTTAGCATCGAGATAAAGCTTGGAGTCGTTGCCGTAAAGAACAACACCGAGAATGTACTTCTCCTCGGAGTCAGCATAAATGTACTCGGGAACCATTAATCCTCCTTATTACTCAGATTCAAGTGTAAGACCGGAAAGATCGTACTCAACTGTCTCCGACTTACTTCCGTCCTTCTCAAAGTAAACCTGAAGCTTTTGAGTATTCTTATCCGTTATCCTACTAACCAAAGTCAACGCAGGCTTAGTAAGCTTCTTCCAGCCGACAGTCCCGCTCGTCTTGTAAACATAAACGTCTGCCTCGGGAGGCTCTGGCGAATACGAAGTCACAAGATAGTTACCGGACTGCTCCTCAGGAAGGGAAGAGAATCCGGTAAAGTCACTAACATAGTGAAGAGTTCCAGTAATCTTATTACCGGAAATCACAATGTTGGACTGAAGATCTGCGGGAACAAGACCGAAACAGTCCTCCTCTGCTTTAGGAGTCACGATCTTGCCAGTAGGAGCTGCCGGCTCTACGCTTTTGGGGCCGACTCAATCGCGATAGCGGAGTAAGGCTTGATCAGAGCGCCAGAGCAACGCGTCTCGATGAGGTACTTCTGCTGGTTGTAATCGATATCAAAGTCGTCAAACATGTTAACGGCTCCACCACGATCAGCACCAACATTGTAGTCACGAGGGTTGACGATGATACCCATAAGGGTACGGGTCTTACCCTCGACCTCACGAGTCTGACCCTCCATAACCTCAACGGTCACAATCGAGCTAACACGAAGCTTGGTAGCGAGCTTCTCGACGGAATCATAGAGCGGATGACCGATCTTGTCCTCAAGAAGGAGCATATCGGTGAGGAAATCCTCGGTGGTAAAGAGAATCGGGTTGCCCGAACCCTTATAATCCTTACGAGCCTTGATCGCCGTACGGATGAACGAACGAGCAATGTCGTCCTCGGTCTCGGTGCCCTCAAGCTGGATCACAGGGTTGATCGTATAGAGCTCGGCATCCTTCCAGATAGGACGAATGTGATCCTCGGGAATGTGATCATCATCGGAGGTAAGACGGCCGTCGCCAATGAGGATCGCACGAGCAATCTCCTCATCGAGCATCATGCGCATCTCGCCCTTGAGCCACGCAATGACATCGAAATCGGTGATGTCGACAATATCATCACGATCCATCTTCTGCTTCTTATAAACAGTCGTGGCCGTGGTGGTACGCTTCAGAAGAGTGAACACCTCCTCCTTCTTAAGCTTGCCCTTCATATAGCCACGAGCACGAGCCTCATCAGCCGTAATATCGGCAAAGATGGACTTAACACGAGCGAAGGGGGTGTGATGAACCGCATTCATGAGACGGGCCACCCAACCGGTATCACGCTGAATGAACTCAGGAGTCGTGTTGATCGTCTTAGCATCGGGGAAGAGATAATCAACCGGCTCGACGCCATAAGTAGCAGCGTGCGCGATAGCATCACCAGCGCCATCGTCCTGGTGCTCAGAAACGTAATCATTAAAAACTCGGCGCATAGAATAACCATCCTTAGCGCCAGCGATGATCTCGTTCATAGCGTCGTGGACGAGAACGTCGTCGTTACGATCGTAACCATCATTGTCAAAAACATTGTGCTTCACGTCAGCATCCTCCTCATCGGAATCGTCGTCGGACTCACCACTAAGCTGTCCAACAATAGCATAAACAACAGTCTTCTCTTCCTCGCTCATGCCGTCGAAAATCTCCTTAAGCGTACGCTCATCGGAACCGCTCGACTTATCGGTAGAGTTAGAAGAATTCGAAGTATCCTTAGGCACGTCATCCTCCTTTTTCTCATCCGCATGCTCAATAACATCGGAAATTACAGGCTCGAAAGCGATGTCTGAATTATCAGAGTGAATTAGCTTATTGTCTTCATCACCGTAATAATATACAACATCGTTCGGGTCATCGCTATGGGAAAGAACCTCTTCGATTCGTGCCTCAGGATTTGCACCTGCAAGAACAAGGCTAACCTCTCGAATAGTTCCGTGAATAACATCCGAGCCGCTTCTAGTAAGCTTATTGGCCCATATGGACATCGATGCAACATCGTCATGCTTGAGAATTGCTCGAGCAATATCCGCGCCCTCGGTCTCGTTAAGAGAACCGTAACCATAAACACCATCTGGACGGTTCTGAAGAAGAACGTTGCCAAGAACATTCCCAATATCGTTATGCTGGTGCATCCAGACAAGCGGAACTCGCTCTCCGTCCTGATCCTTGAAAGCATTGTGACGAATAATTGCTCCGTCCGAGCAACGAACGTCATTCTTTGTCACGTATCCGGCAAAATCATAGCCATCAACTTTATCCATTTTGACCTAAACCTCCTTTACAATACTATCGACATCGTTTGACTGTTTTGTTTCATTTGGTTCCAGCTCTTGATTCTGGTTCTTCTCTTGGCGTTCCTGAATCTGCTGATTGGACTCACTAATATTACTATTAACAAGTTCGTCAGCCTTAGGATTATCGGAAGGCTTAAGACCAATAATCTGGCGAAGTTCGTTTGAAGACATAATCTCGTTACGAGTTAGCTTGTCCGCTATCTCTGCGAACGTAGAAACAGGAACAAGCTTAAACGGATCCTTAAAATACATGATCGATTGACCTTGAGAAAGTGCTGTCTTGGTCAAAAACTTTCGCTTAATTTCATCGACTATAGCAGAAAGAATCGGTTCGACAGTATGGCTCTCATAAGAAAGCTGCTGCTCCTCGTTGGCCTTTCCGTTCATGACTTCTTGCGAAAGACCTAATTGGCCATAAAGCTCGTTTGTAAGATACTCCACCTGAGACATGATGTTGTTGTCAAGAGGACGATTAAGCTGAGTTACTTTCTCGGCAGAATCTATATAGGCAACACCATACTTGTTCCCGTCGAGCTGATTAGAGAGTCTGTTGATTCTCTTAGCCGCCTCTTCTTCCTTTTTCTCGGTTCGAACCGTGTAAGGAAGTTGTACGATCATATTGAACTTACCGGAAGTTATCTGCTTATCAATATAATCAAGAGTATTAAGCTTACGTATAAGTCTTCTTAGAGTGGAGTTGGTATCGTTCATAACCGAATACATAGGATTCTCGATAATCGCCACTTGCTTCTTGAGCAGGGTTATCTCCTGATGAGTTCCTGTCTGTTCATTATAAAGATCGACTCGAACTCTGTCAGGCATCCACGCAGTAATTCTACCAACTCTCATCTCAAGAATATCATACGAGTCAGTCTTCTTAGGATTTTCAGTGGTATCGGTAGGAACCAATGCGATAACACCTTCGTCCAAAAGAGAAGAAACCAAATCCTGCTTCATCGCTCGACCTGTTTGATCAATATTTGCACTAAGGTTCAAACACCGATTAAGACCGGAATCGATTATCGATGTGAATCGGCCATTTTCATCAAGTCGAACATGATTTATCGTTATCGAGGCGACATCCATAGCAATTCTATTATAAATAGATGTCACAATAGATCTCTCGTTACCACGAGTAAACCGCTGTCTGTCAGGACGATCGCCATACGAAATAACCGATCCATATGGAACCGGTTCGTCTTCGTAAGAATATGTGCTGATGGTTCGAAATGCATTCCACGCACTTTTTATTCTATCTATCACAGAATTTGCCACTTAATCACCTCCTTGCTCTAAAAGCATGTCAAAAAAGTCTGTCTCATTCCATGGAGCAAAACCAGAAACTTCCCCAGTATCTTTATAGACGGCATGATAGTTATCCACAAAGCCAAGATCTTTCTTTTCGTCGTAATTCTTAGGAACTAAAACAAAAATATAACGATCCTTATAGTCAAATGACGACTTAATTTCCATATCGTCAAACTCTTTAAGGATAGCACGCTTAGCTTCATTCATTGTTAACATATCTATCACGTCCTAAATTTTTATATTGTATGCTTTATATACAATATCCTGAGCGGTTTTTAAATCAACTCCGTATGAGCGTCTAGTCGAGAGAATCTGCCTGCGAATTTGCTTTGCAAGTTCCGTATCAGTTTCCATTATTCTCGTAGGAGCTCGGGGAAGACCGAAGTTAGAAACCGCCTGCTTTATGGTGTCGGTGTTAATTTCAAGATTATCGGTTCTCCAGAATTTAGAAGATCCGGGTTGGAAATATCGCAGCGCTTCCTGAGCAGAAGCATATGTTCTTCCGCTTTGGCCATCTCTAAAAATGGTTTTTCCATCAACCACTTCCCAAATAATGGAATGACCGCCTCCGCCTAAACTGAGAGGATATTGGCCGCAAAAGTTTCCTCGAGCACCGTTTCCATATTTGGCTAATTTATCGGATATCTTTTGTATATACTCCGACTTATTCACGTAACGATATCCGCTTTTGTCAAACGCTTCCATAATATCGTTCTCAACTTTGGCGTTTTTGAAAAACTCACTGGCCGATTTTACGGACCTACCTTGACGAACATAATTCGCTTTAACATCGTATCCGCGACGGCGAAGCTCATATGCAGTAGTACAATAAGTACAGTTGTTCGAAGATCCTAATGGGTCCTTTCCTAAAGGATTAGAAAATAGACCATCATTAATTGCTTTGAGATCGTCGTCAACAGATCCGAGATCCTTCTTTTTCAGCAATCCTAATTTGCTATCGACATCTCTTGTGGCTAGGTCTTTCTTTTGTCGATTCGAAAGTTCGCCAGTATTTCTAAGCTTCGCTCTGCCTTCGGTAAAATCATCTAAGAGATTCTCAACGAAATCTCTTGCCGGTTTACCGACATCGCTATTGTATAGACGATATCCACCATAAATAGCTAATGCTGTTCCAGCGAGTATCGCGCCAGCTTTAATAGCCGTCTTTTGTCTATCACTCAAGTGGATGCCGGTTTTTCTTTCAAACCATCCTATTTTTTCTCCGTCATCTGACGTTCCCGGCTTTCCGTTGGAAGAGTCGGAATCGTACCGTTTCTTTCCTGCTGATGTAAGGCGACCCTTCTTATCTTGAAACCTACGAACGCCCCATTTCATACCGAGAATTCCGTAATGCTCCAAAATATCTGAGTTGGTATAATTGTATGACCACATCGGATCACCTACCAAAACGTTCTCGTGTGAATGTAACTATCTTTTCTATAATCGAAATTCTTCTTCGCCATAGCACTGTTGGCGTATTTACCTCTCATGTCGTTATATCCGAGGCCTCTCTTCGAAAGCTCGGACAGACCCTGATCTCGTAATCTATTAGCCGCCTTTTCATAACGTGCGATGTCTTTCTTAGAACGAGACTGACGAGCATTTCTATACTCGTTCGCAGCTGCGTTAAACTTATCACCCGCACGTCTTATAGCTTTTGAATCTGCACGATCTTTCTTAACATCCTGATTAATATAGTCGCTTCTGACCTTGGCTGAAGCAAGAGACCCGGCGAGCAACGTATTAACGATAGCCCTACCCTTTTTTATTCCGGCAGCTCTCTGTTGAACATAAGCACTATAAGCAAAGGGACCGATTAATGCGGAATTTACTGCGTTTCTTACCGGTCCTCTCTTAGCAAGTTCATTCGCATAATTGTCATCAAATTCTTGGGAACGCTTTGCTCTCTGAGAATATTCTTTTGCCTTCCATTTGTATTTCATGGATCGATCAATCGAATTTGACTTGTGCTCGCTTAAAGCTCTGTCTGCTTTATCCTTATATTTTTGCGCCTTACGGGCATACCTGTTAGTAGCAAAACTACTATATCTCTTTTTTTCAGCATTGGTGAGAGAACCATTCTCGTTTTGATAACGACGAACTCCCCACTTTTGACCCTTAATGCCGTGGTGTACGAGAACGTCGGAATACGAATAATTATATGTCCACACCATAAACCCCCTCTCTCTTAATCAAACATTTCTATGTTTATCTTATATGAAACAAAAGCATCCATTAAAGCGGCGAACGCATCAATCTTTGCATCGTAACGCTTCTTGGAAAGTTTTCTATTGCCGTTCGTGTCTTCAAGAACGATACAATTTCCCATGGCAAATTCCATAAGTTGTTCGTCGAAGATAAGCGCCCGTTCTTGAGCTAGCTTTTTAAGTTCTCCAAGAGGAACAGATTCGGTTTTAGAACCCTGAATAACTTTCTCGATACCCATGGGGCCGTTTTCCGTTTCCCAACGATTGACAAATTCTTTTGCATTATATGGGTCATATCCAAACGACCTTACGTCGTACTCATGATCCATAATAAACGTATCAAGATCGTCGTATACATCCATCATGTTGAGAACGGTTCCGGGCATAACAGAAAGAGTTCCCTCTACCATAAACGTTTCATACTTTTCCCGCATAGCTCGAGGAAGCTGGCTCATTGTAAGCTCGGAAATATAGTTTCTTGTCTTCACGCCGAACGATCCGTCAGAAAGAGGAAATAGGAAAGTAAATGCACAGAAGTCGTCGCCTTGAGAAAGGTCGGCACCAAGAGCGCATTCCATTTGCCAGAATTCCCTTCGGGAATGAACTTTGGTTTCCTCGTATGTAAAGAAGTAGGTGAAACCCTCCATGGGTATGCCAAAACGCTTGGCCAAAATATCGTTCCGAGCAGCTGGAACTTTCTCGGCTCTTTCAACATCAAGTTGATACGTTTCGTATTTCACCGTTCTTCCAAGATTGGGATTGGCCTTGAGCCATAGATCGGGTCTAGAAACTTCTTTAACATCGTCGAGCTTATACCACCAGATAGACACATGAGGGTTGATGTATTCACCTTTGAGAATGTCGGCCAACTCCATTTTGACGGTATCGCCACTTCCATTTCGAACTGTTCCTTCTGAACTTGTGGCAATGATAAGCCAGTCGTCATTCTTTGAAGCGCCTTGCTCAATTGCTCCGATTACATCTTCTCGAACATCACCAGACAGCCACTCGTCGACCGATGCAACCTTGCATCTAAGGCCTTGTAGCTTGTCGATAGTCATAGGACGAACTTCAAGAAGAGAATTGGTAAGAAAGTTCTCTACGCCTTTCTTCGTTGAAGCTAGCTTAACCCGATTCGCTTTCGATCCCGTTGTGTTCTGAAGAGAACCCTCAGTCAAGAATTGAAATAGGGGACCGCGTGCTCGGGTTACGGCGGTTCGGTATGCAGACATAACCTCTTCGGCTTGTCTCATAGTGGGAGCGGTGGTTATTTGATGTGTGGTAGATGTGTCCACATTCTCATAATAAGCATGAATGCATGTGTCGTAAAGAGACTTTGCCGCGCCTCTACCGACTATAAGATACTGCTTATTAATAAGTCGTTTAAGCGTCCTTCTCTTTACGAATTCTCCACCTTTTCTACCATTTCCATATGGCTCCCAAATATGTCTGTCAACATAATACCACCAACCGAATACCTGTTCGCCCCAAAGCTTAAAGGAATCAAGAAGATGAAGGTCCGATCCATCGGTAAGGCACATTTCGTTTTCGCAAAAGGCTATCCAACCTTCGACTTTCTTATCGTCATAATATACACCGGGGTTGGCAATAAGATCGTCAATTCGGTTCATCTCTTGAGAGATCTCGCGATCGATCGGGATCTCTCCGGCAAGAACTTTATCACGGAATTCGCCATAGTATTTCGGTGTAGCGGTATTTGATAACATGATTACTTCTTCTTATTCGGGTTCGGGAAGACGTAATTCGCAAGCTTAGTTCCGTCGGGATCGTCGCCTCCAAGGCGAAGATAACCGGCATAAGCAAGACCACCGATTATTGCCGAACTAAGAACTCGACCACCTGTCGACTTCATAAAATTCATAACCGTGTTTCTTCCTTTATGCAGATCATCGTTGACAAGTGTTCTATACTTCTTCTCAAGTTCAAGTCTAGAAACTTCCTTGCGGAGATCGTCATCGGAAAGAGTTCTTCTATTCTTATACGTAGCCTTACGCCTTTTGACTTCAGACCTATTTGCATCAGATTCGAGCTTTCCTCGAGCTCTTTGCAGTTGGGCCTCGGTTCTTCTAATACCCCACTTCATACCTTTAATTCCATGATGTTCCAAAATATCAGAATTAGAATAATTATACTCCCACAAAAATATCACCTCGATTCCTAAGCAAGCTTCCAAACTTTCTGACCGTCAATATTTCGGCCGTATGAATCTTGAATGGGACCGCCATCAGAATCTTCTAAAGAATAATACTCGTACAAGTCATCTCCTATCATATCGTAGGAGGGCGCTGTACCGGTTATCAATCTTCCCGACTTGTCGTGAGCGGTAATTCCTTTAGATAGACTGTCAGCGGTCACGGTGTCTGCCGTAAGATCAATTAGAGTTCGGCTACCGTATATTACCTTGCTGACAGCCATACTCTATTACGCCGCCTGCCCAGCGATCGTGGCGGTCATGCCACCAGCGCTGTTCGCGGTCTCCTCGTAAGGAATGGCGTTGACCGTAACCTGAGACAGAGCGTTATAACTCTCATCCGGAACAACAACCTGCTGAGTAGTCTTGGGGGTAACCGTCTTCTGCCCCGACATAAATATAATCTACAATTGTGAGTCGCCACTCAATCTCTCGTAACTGACGCTCTATAGCATCGGTCAAAGAACTGCTTGAGGGAGGATCAAAAGAAAGCTTTACACGAAAATATACATACGTTTTTACACTGTTAACCAGAATCGCAGAGGCATTCGTTCCAATAAAATCTTTCCATGTTTCATCCGGTCCAGTAATAGCAAAACCACCAGGAGGACCAATTCCGATTTGATTGGTTATAGCTAGAGCAGTGTTTATTGACATAACGATCTGTTGATCAAAAATATCGTATTCTGTTGTGATTCCCAATTGAAGCTTGATTGAATTAAGAATACTCTCTTTTAATTCCAAATATGATCACCCCTTTCTCACTTCCATGGACAAGTATCGTTCGGTGTTCTTTCTATCGGAAGTTTTGACAGCATTTCTGCGGTTCCATAATGGATCGCTTTGTGTGTTCTATACGAAGTACAAATCAGATACTCAGGATTAAGAATATCGGGATTGAATTTTGTAAGATCGTTGACCATCATTGGATTCATGTGATGGATGTGTATGGTACTATGTATCTCATAATCCTCACAACCCAAATCACAGCCGAGATCTCGTATGATTACCTTGTCCCGTATTCGTTTCCATTCATCGGAGTGGTAAAATATCTGATTGAGTCTTCTCCTAGATCCAAAAGTCGGAACTCCGACTCTACCGTCCAGTTTTAAATAGTTAAACCTGTCAAGGTAATCATCAAATGTAACTAACTCGCTATAAGTTCTCACCATCGAAAGGCTCCAAACCGCTATAGGTTTTCATAGCCGCAAGAGCATTAGCATAAATCTCGGTTGTTTGCTGAGCAGATTGAATTGCATCGGCTTTTGCCTTAAGAAGAGCGTTCTCTCTCTCGATCTTCTTCAACTCCGCTTGTCCTCTAGCCGATCCAGCCTTCAAAAGTTGCGTTAAAACTTGCGAAGAGATCGTTCCATCGAGCAATTGCTGCTCTGCAACATCGTATGCTAGGGCTATGAGCTGATTCTCCCTTGCTTCGGGAGTTAAAGCACGCCTTCTTTTAATCAAATCCGAAGACTTCTTTGGCTGTTCTCCCTTAGTTCGGGACATTTCATAGCCTCCTTTCGGCAAAAAAT